AATCAACCTCCCATCATTAATGGAGGCTGTCAAATTTCTGCGTAATCACAGTTGCACCTTGGGTGTAAATAGTGAAGGCAGAGTTAAACTGCCAGTAGGAATGGAGATTTCTCTGACAGTAAACGAACGCTCTCCTCTGCGTTTTGAAGACGTTAGAGGCCTAGAAGTGTTTGGTTCCCTAAAGGGATATACGGCAATGAAGTTAGGCAAATCTAAATTAGAAGAATCGCCTTTCCTCAAACATGCCGAGAAACTTACAGGCATCTCACCCTACGATGAGGATGGCAATCCATTATTTGGAGCGCCTCCTTTCTCACACGGGTATAACAAGGAAACTGGAGAATACCAGGCTCCTTATAATCATTTCGTTAAGAAATGTGGTGTCGTCAAAAATAGTCTGCATCCTGCAATATTGCGGAAAGCAATCGAGGTTGTTACTCAACACATTACGGATGGCTTTACTACAAAAGGTATAGCAGACTTGCGCCCAGTGCCACTAGCAGTCGCGATTAATGGAGATCCAGAGGATTTCTATTCGCGACCTATTAAAGCTTCCACTTCCGGTGGATGGGTTTGGCCTGGTGCTAAAAAGAAATATATGCGAGATTGCTGCCTTCCTTGGAAAGAGGAAGCACGCGAAACTCTCTTCGACATTAATGAACAAGTCTTAGAGCAGCTTCTCGCTTATGAACGAGGTGAGGACGCACTTCCTTTGCTCGGCGCACAGCTCAAAGATGAGCCACGCGCATGGAGCAAGATTTTAGACAGAAAGACAAGAGTCTTCTGCATGTCCCCCTTTGAGGCCACGCTAGTGAATAAGATGTTTCTTTCTCCATTCTATACTAAGATGGTAGAATACGATGATCTTTTCTGTGCGGCTATTGGCATCAATATGCATTCGTCAGATGTTGGCGATTTAGTATATAAAATGACTTCCTTCTCTGATAAATTCATGGAGGGAGATTACGGTGGGTACGACACTAGTATGCCTTATGATATAGGTTTAGCTGCCAATACAGTTGTCTATAACGTTTTGAAGACGTTTGGATATACTGATAGAGAGCTTAATTTTGTCAAGGGCATTTTGAGTGATAATATGTATCCCACTATTGTTATGCGAGGTGATGTTTTTGCAGCACCCGCGCTACAGCCAAGTGGCAAATATGCCACCGCCGAGGACAATTCTCT